TTGGCTCCATTAATGACGGCAGCGATGGTCCTTTCTCCCCTACTGCCGCAGGTAAATTTCAGGAATTGATTTTGTGGAACTCTGACGAATCCAGCAACCGCACAGGCATCGAGTCTGACATCAACACCTACTTCAGCATCTACTAAATGGCTACCGTATACCTCCCCGTCTATACTAATACTATTGTTTACTAAATTTGCACCATGGCAACAGTTTACCTCCCAGTAGAACCAGTCACAGGGTACACCTCCGCAGAACGTGCTGAGGCTATTAACGCCGAGGTTTGGAGCCTCCGCCGCCCAGACTCTGTGAAGTCACCTAACGACGTCACCCGATTCTACTACCCCACCATCACTCACCCGACTACGGGGCAGGTGGCCATCGTTGGGGATACCACCGAGCAAGTGAAGATTCACCAGGACGTGGATATGACCAACATGATCGCTCTCATGCCTGAGGTCCCGCAATCCGAGAAGGATCAGCTTGTAGCGTACATCGACGCCAATCGCGGTGGTACTGTCCCGTTCGGCACCTTCATCCCCTCCACCTCTACTCAGCTCACCGAAGCCGAGGCTGACGCAGCAGGCTGGTTCCCTGACGACATCTTGAACTGATGAAGTCCCTCAAGAACAATAAGAACGAACTCGACGGGGCCAAGCGCTACGAGATGGGGGGTACCGTATGCTACGCCAAGGGCGGGAAGCTGAAGATGGTGACCGACCCCGACACGGGGAAGAAAGTCCCTTTCTTTCTTGTTGACTAAGCCTCGTCGCTTTCCATGGCGCGGTAGACGCGCTGAACGAACAGCCTCCCTTTTTGAGTGAGGCAGTACCTGGTTCGGTGCTGCATACGGCTCATCCCGCGCTCCTTGAACATCTGGTAGTCGTAGGTGTTCTTGTCGAATCTGTTGAAGTACTTGTATATGTACCCCTCTCTCTGCAGGGGGTATACGAGTCTCTGCCCCACCTTCTCTTCTTGGTATCCGTACTCTTGGGCCACGTACTTCATAGTGAAGAACTCTAGGTCATAAGCCCAGAGCATAAAGTAAATGAAAGCTGTGCTAACTCCGCTGCTTTCCTTGGTGTCGGCCATGACGTTCCGAAGGTTCTTCAGGTAGTTCCTTTTTACGTAAATTTGGTTGAGCTTCGAGAACTCCCGAAAGATCTTCTTCTTGCTGTTCTTGGACTTGGGCATACACTATAATAAAGGGTAAAGGTATGGATAGGGAGGAGTTTTTTCTTGAGGTGCAGAAGCTAGCGTTGCAGATGGACGACCTCATCGACCGCTACGACAACCGAGAAGAGGTGGTGTGCGTGTTCCTTACGGGGAGCATCACCGAAGACGAGTTCGGGGACACCACGGTGCAGGCCGTCTATGGGATGCACGTAGACAACAGCGACGAGTTAGAGAGCGTCCTGGAGTTCTTCAGGCAGGTTTACGAAAACAACCAAGACCTTGGTGACGAACCCAACTGGGGAGACTTCCTCGGGGACTTTGGGATTAGCTTGAACTGATGGAGGGGTTGATTAGGAAGATCGTCCTCGGGCAGAACCCGAAGGACGCGATGGCGTACTACGTAGGTATGCGTGCAGGTAGCGGGGAGGTGAGTGCTATCGTATACGACGAGAAGCACCTATACAACTTTAACAGGTCGAGGTATCTGGTGTATATTCAGACCGACGACGGTGTGGTGCTGTGGAAAGCCATAGAAGACCTGCCGTGCGTAGTAGAATATGACCTGAACTTCTAATGAAAACATTCGACTTGTTCGTCGTAGAGCTGGAGAAGCTCACCAACGACACCATCACCACCGAGGGCGGGCTTGAGCTCTACATAGAGACCAAGTTCAATGAGTTCACCCACAGGGTAACCGAGGGCCCTGTAGTCGCCGTCCCATTCAAGTACGATACGGGGGTCAGCGTAGGGGATACGCTGTACTTCCACCACCTTGTCGTTATGAATGAAGGCCAGCCGCTGACGGGTGAGGACAACCACTACCTTGTGCGATACACACCCGAGCATACCGTGAACAACCAAGCCATCGCATACCAAGACAAGGACGGGAACATCACCCCGCTGGGTGGATGGGTGCTCCTGACCCCAGTAGACGAAGACTCACCAAACCAAGACTCGAGCATCGAGGTCGTGAGCTTTGCTGAACCTACGGTAACCAAGGGGGTGCTGGCTTTCGAGACCGAGGAGACCAAGGAGCTCGGGGTGCAGGTAGGGGATGTAGTGGGGTTCCCTGTCAACAGGGACTACAGCATCACGATTGAGGGGCAGGAGTACTATCGCGTAAGAAACGAAGACCTGCTCTATGTCCAGGAGTAAGTTCACTACGGTCTCTGCTGCCAAGAGGCTGATGAGCAGCATGGAGGTGGCCATCAACAACATGATTGAGGAGGTCAAGAAGCCTGTCGATCCTGAGCTGAGTGGTGCGGGGAGGAAGGCCGAGCTCTCGAGCATCAAGCAGACGGCAGTGGACTGCAAGGAGCTGCTCGTGGAGAGGCAGCGGCTAGAGCAGATGGTCAAGGACTTGCAAGAGAGCGGGGAGATTGCCCAAGAGCAAGACTACTCGGGCGGGTTTGCGGAGAGGTTTAGTAAGTGATGAATCCGCTTGTAGACCTTGAGGAGTACACCGAGCCTGGGGTAGCCATCTGCCCGAACGGGACGCACGGGTTGGTGGAGGAGATTGGGGGGCTCGTCATCATGCTCCCCAAGCGCCCTGCTAAGGACAAGATTCTGTTCCATGACCTCCCCCGAGAGGAGCAGTACTGGAGAAGGGCGGAGATGCCCAAGGAGCTCCAGCGCATCAAGAGCATGGACGAGTGGATGGAGGCCCCGAAGGAGTTCCGCAATCGCTTCCGCCCATACGTTGAAGAGGAATACCGAAGGCGGCGCGAGGGGGTGTGGTTCTACAACTGCGGGGTCCCGACGTACATCACGGGGAGGCACTACATGGCCTTGCAGTGGACGCGGTTCGATATCGGGTACCCGAACTTCTTGGAGTTCCAGCGCAAGATTTTCATTCACATGGCGGCCTGTGAGCTTGACCCACGGTGCATAGGTCAGCTGTATACGAAGTGCCGTCGATCGGGGTATACGAACATCTGCTCTGCGGTGCTCCTCGACGAGGCCACCCAGGTCAAAGACAAGCTGCTCGGGATACAGAGCAAGACGGGTAAGGACGCCCAAGAGAACATCTTCATGAAGAAGGTGGTGCAGATGTTCCGCCACTACCCGTTCTTCTTCAAGCCCATTCAAGACGGTACCACCAACCCGCGCATGGAGCTGGCCTTCCGTGAGCCGTCCAAACGCATCACCAAGAACAACAAGACTACTAAGAGCGGCGACGCACTCAACAGCATCATCAACTGGAAGAACACCACCAACAACGCCTACGACGGGGAGAAGCTACATATGTTGTACCTCGACGAAGCTGGGAAATGGGAGAAGCCCATCGATATCCGTGAGGCGTGGAGGATTGAGCGCACCTGCTTGATTGTCGGTAGAAGGATTGTCGGGACAGCTATGGTCGGGAGCACAGTGAACCCGATGGATAAGGGTGGGGCGGAGTACAAGGAGCTGTGGCAGGACTCCAACCCTGACCAGCGCAACGCCAACGGGAGAACCAGGTCTGGATTGTATAGGCTGTTCATCCCCGCCTACGATGCCTTGGAGGGATTCTTTGACGTGTACGGGAGGGCTGTGGTCGAAGACCCCGAGGAACCTGTCGTCGGGATTGACGGGGAGTACGTAGAGTTCGGGGCCAAGACGTTCCTGAAGAACGAGAGGGACAGCCTCAAGAACGATGCCTCTGAGCTGAACGAGGTGGTGAGGCAGTTCCCATTCACCGAGGACGAAGCCTTCCGCGACAGCGTCGACGGGAGCCTATTCAACGTAGGGCAGATATACGAGCAGGTGGAGTACAACGACGACCTGTTCCCCAACCCTGTCGTAAGAGGAAACTTTATATGGAAAGAGAACAAGAAGGACGAGGAGGTGGTCTTCTCCCCCGATCCGAAGGGGAGGTTCTACGTCTCGTGGCTACCCCCTGTCGAGACCAGGAACGTGAAGCGCAGGGAGAACAGCAAGCTGGTCCCCCCGTACCCTGCTTTCGGTTGCGGTGGCGTTGACTCCTACGACCTCGACGCGACTCTTGACGGGAGGGGGTCTAAAGGTGCTTTGCACCTGTACAACAAGTTCACCATGGACGAGGACAGGCCGAGCAATATGTTCGTGGTGGAGTATGCCTCGCGCCCCCCGCTAGCCAAAATCTTCTACGAGGACGTTCTGATGTGCGCCTTCTTCTATGGGTACCCCATCTTGATTGAGAACAACAAGTACGGGATTGCGAGGTACTTCGAGGATCGCGGATACGACGGGTACTTGATGGGGAGGCCCGACCACCTGAAGGTCCCAGGCAGCCACAGCAACGTCAAGACCAAGGGGGTCCCGTCGAACTCTCAGGACGTTATCCACTCCCACGCCCAAGCTATCGAAGCCTTCATTCACGAGCACGTGGGGGTGAACAGGGAGACGGGGGAGATGGGGAAGATGTACTTCAATCGCACTCTCGAGGACTGGGTGGGGTTTAAAATCGACAAGCGTACGAAGTTCGACCTCACCATCAGTGCGGGGCTTGCTTTGCTTGCGGCACAGAAAGGGAAGCCAGAGAAACCCCCTACTAATTTCTCTGAGAAGCGCTTCTTTAGAAGGTACAAAGGCATTAGCAGAGTTTAATATATTTGCATTTGACGACAAGTAGTCGTATTATGCAAGACTCCAAAACAAAATACTCCTCCAACTTTCCTGACCCGATGGTCCCAAAGGAGAAGAAGGAGAGTAAAGAGTACGGGCTGAGGTACGCCAAGGCCATTGAGAAGCAGTGGGGTAACGCCGACGACTACAACTCTCTGTTTCGGAAGAGGCAGAAAATCTTCGAGCGCAACAGGGACTATGCCAACGGTACGCAAGACACTACTGTCTATAAGCAAATCCTTACTAGCCTGGATCCAAATAATGGGGATGGGAGTCTTGTTAATCTTGACTTTACTCCTGTACCCATTCTGGCCAAGTTTGCCCGCATCGTCACGAACAAAATCCTCTCGCGCTCCCCATACCCCAACCTAGAAGCTGTCGACCCCTTGTCTTCTTCGGAGAAGGATCAGCAGAAGAAGATGATGCAGATGCAGGTCGCCGCCCGCGATGAGCTCATCGCACTCAAGCAAGAGACTGGGGGGTTGACGATTGCAAACGATCCCGAAGAGCTCCCCGAAACCTTGGAGGAGGCAGAGATTTTCTTCGAGACCAACATCAAGACCGACGCCGAAATCGCCGCACAGATTGCGACGAATATGACGCTGGAGTGGAACAACTTCGACGACAACACCTACCGCCGCTGCGTCTCTGACCTGACGGCGCTAGGGATGGCGGTGACCAAGCGCACCAACGACCCGAACTATGGGGTTAAGGTAGAGTACGTAGACCCAGGGTCTTTCATCCACAGTTACACTGAGGACCCGAGCATGGACGACCTCGTCTACGCTGGGCACGTAAAGCGTATGACCATCAGCGAGCTGAAGCGCTTGGCTGGGGACGAGCTCACCGAGGAGAAGCTGAAGAAGATTCAGAAGGGGGCCAAGAAGCACAAGCAGGGTGACTACTCCTCCCCTCACGCTACTCAATACGACAACTTCACAGGGAAGTATACCTCGGGGTATGACGAGTACATGGTGGAGGTCTTGTGCTTTGAGTTCATCTCTGTAGACACCGTCTTCTTCGAGGAGAAAGAGAATCGCTTCGGGAACACGGGGTTCTTCTATCAGGGGTACAACTACAAGGAGAAGCCTAACAGCGTCTTTGCTCGCACCCCGCATAAGATGGAGGTGGAGAACGTATACCGTGGCATGTACGTCATGGGGAGCGACTTCATCTTCGACTACGGGTTGATGAACAACATGCCCAGGAACATGCACGATCTGACGCGCACGCGGATGTCGTACTCCCCTGTGGCAACCAATATGCGGGATATGGTCCCGAAGTCTTTGGTGGACAGCTGCATCGGATTTGCCGACATGCTTCAGCTTACGCACTTGAAGCTCCAGCAGGCTATCGCCAAGGCCAAGCCCGACGGACTCGTCATCGACATCGAAGGGTTGGAGAACGTCCAGCTCGGGAAAGGTGGGGAGCTGCAACCTCTTGAGTTGCACGACATCTACGAGCAGACGGGTGTATTCTACTACCGTAGCAAGAACCCTGAGGGCGGGTTCCAGAACCCCCCAGTCAGAGAGATTGGGAACGCCATCCGCAACGTCAACGAGCTCATTGGGTTGTACAACCACTACCTGCGTATGATCCGTGACGCCACGGGCATTAACGAGGTCATGGACGCCTCCACCCCGAAGGGGGATGCGTTGGTCGGGGTTCGGGAGCAGGCTCTGGCGGCAGGCAACAACGCCATCTACGACGTCACCAACTCCTCTATGATTCTGTTCAAGAAGGTGTGTGAGGACGTCGTCAAGTGCCTTCAGGTCCTCCCGTCAGAAAGCGTAGTGTACAGGGTGTACGAGAACGCCATCGGGAAGGAGAACATGTCCGTGCTGAACAGCTTCGGGAACCTCCCGATGTACAACTTCGGGGTGACGGTACAGAAGGAGATGGAGGATATGGAGAAGGCGTACTTGGAACAGAACATCCAAGCCTCTCTCGCACAGAAAGAGCTCGACATCGAGGACGCCATCGCCATCCGCAACATGAAGGACATCAACCAGGCCGAGAGGCTGTTGGTGGTGCGCCGCAAGAAAAGGATTCAGCGGATGCAGCAGATGGCTGCACAGAACGCCCAAGTGCAATCTGAGCAGGCTCAGCAAGCCGCAGTGGTGGCTTCGCAAGCCAAGCAGCAGGAGATGCAGATGGAGGCTCAACTAGAGGCTCAGACGCTGCAGCTGAAGAACGAATTGGAGATTCAGCTTGAGGCTGTCAAGCATCAGTACCGCAGGGAGATCGAGATGATTCGGGCCCAGGCCACACTCGGATTCCGTGAGGACGACCAGAACTTCCGCGAGAAAATCGAGGTGTTCAAGGAGGGGAAGAAAGACCAGCGCGTAGACAAACAGAAAGAGGCTCAGAAGGAGCTGATTGACAAGCGCAAGGGTCAAGAGACTACAAATCAATTTATGTAATGGCAAGGAAACTAGACCTTGATATCAGTGAAAAGGTGGCCATCACCACCCGTCGTGGCGATAGCTTCGACGTCACATTGACTTTCTATATCGGCGCTGAAGAGGCGGGGAATGAGGACGCTCTCGATGGGGACAGCTTCCTTATGGAGGTGCGCGACAAAGCCAGCAGCGACGCCAACGAGGGGTTGATTATGTCCTCTATCGGGGATAACGTCATCGCCCAGTCTGCTACGATTACCCCTGCAAGCAACTTCACCATGGAGATTGCTGGGGCGGCATCTAACGAGGCGAACGTAAACAACCAGCTTACGATTCGCTGTCCAGCAGCAGAGATGGAGTTGGTGGCTTCGGGTCGGTACGTATACGATTTGCAGCGATTCAACTCATCAAACAACGAACAAAAGACTATTCTCCGTGGCCCGTTTAGGGTGGTGGAGGATGTGGCGGAAGCCGACAACTAAACGATATGATCGAGCTCATGGCCGTATCAAAGAACACCATCGTAATTACCTCAAAAGGCCCCAAAGGGGAGCGTGGAAGTGCTGTTACAGCTGACGGTACGGAGATTCTGTCTTTCAGCACCGTCTCGGTTACTGGGAGCAATGACATCGATGCCGATGAGGTAAACGATACCATCACTGTTACTGGTAGCGGGGGCACTACTGTCACGAGCTCTGGTAGCACGATGACCATCTCTTCTGACCAGCTTGCGGTCAAGGAAGAAGGGGTGGACGTTACTACTGCGGCTTCTTCCATCAACTTCACTGGTAGTGCAGTTACGGCTAGCGCGACCGACGGCGACGTAACAGTGAACATCACTGGTGGAGGCGGGGGCAGTGCCGTCACTGTAGAAGACGATGGGGTGTCTTTGACCACAGACGTTTCGCTACTGAACTTCGCTGGTGCCGGGGTTGTATTGAGCGAACCTGTTGACGACCAGATTACGG